CATCTTTGCAAAGAATATGAATCAGTTCCAGAAAGCTGAGGCTCTTCGAGATATGGTAGAGGGATTACCGGGATGTAGAATAGTTTGTTTCGATTTCTCCCGGTTTGACGCTCACGTCCAGCAGGCCATGTTGAAATGGGTCGAACACGTAGCTTGGAACACTGCCGTTGGTGATCGTGATTTGGTTGGGCTATTAGCCCTCCAACTTACAAATCATGGAGTTCACGGCCACGGCGATGATGCTATTCATTATCGAGTCAAAGGAGGTAGGATGTCGGGTGATGCAAACACTGCTGGTGGCAATTGCATTATCTCGGCTACTGTCCTGTGCGCTTTCATGAACCAAAGGGGGTATCGCTACCGCGTCCTAGTTGATGGTGACGATTCTGTTGTTACTTACTACGGACCGCGTATCACCCAAGAAGAAGTTGGGAAGTTTGTTGAGAGGTACGGCATGGTCATTGGCATTGAATCCGAACCCACGACCTTGGAGGAGATTGACTTCTGTCAAGCTCACCCAGTAGAAGTGGACGGCCAATGGACTATGATACGCAACCCAATGAAGGTGTTGACCAAGATGGGCATGACCCACCACAAGGACAACCCCCGGGGGTTCGTGAAGCGTCTACTTACGACGGCCACCTGCGAAGGTTATTTGGCTAGGGGTGTACCCATATTGCAGAGCTTTTGCCGCAAGTACATCACTGCCTGCGAGAGTCAAATGAGCAGGAGGCAGTTGAAGAAGAAGTACCTCAAAGTAGAAGCACTTTCCTACCGGATGCAACACTTGGTGACCAAGATCGACGACTTTCAGGACGTACAGGTGTCAATGCGGACCCGAGAGAGCTTTGCCCGCGCTTTTGGGATAGGGATTCAGGAACAGATTGACGTTGAGAGGCAACTCGAGGCATGGACATTTGATGTCATGACACACCGGTCAGGGGGTGGAATGCATCAAGCCTGGTTTCTCCAGGGTCCGTACCCCGAATATTCGTAGAATTGGGTCCATGCTCGTAATTACCCAAAACGCCCAACCGTGCTAAACAGAAAGCCAAGAGACTGCACGGAGTACCCAGAGAGGCTGGTTGAGTATGGATGTACAGTCCCCGTTGTCATAGGGCATCCAATACAATGACAAACAACAAGACTTCCAAGAACAATGGGCCCAAGGCCAAAACCACTCAAGGTACTCGCAAAGTTACCGCACCAGTATCCACCAGTTCCATAGTAGGACCATCTAAATTCAGCATGCAGACAGTGTCAGAAGGAGTTGTCCGGTTTAAGGGTCATGAGATCCTAGGGCAGGTCATTGCTCCTGTTACCGGCAATGTTGCAGCCGTTTACGATCTCAATCCAGCCTGCTGGAATTCATCGCGTCTTTCCCGCATCGCAGCCACTTATGAGAAGTATCGTTATGATTCTTTCACTATCCGTTATCATCCCTTCTTACCGACTTCCGTTGCAGGAACTCTAGCAACGTACGTTGAATTAGAGGCTGACGAGGACATTGCGGGTGACATCACAATCGCTATGAACCATCAGTATGCAGGCATGGGTCCCCTTTGGGCAGGGCACGAATTGACTTATCGACGACCAGCACAAGATCCAACTGCCTATATTTTGAGCTCCCAGGATGCTAGTAGTCGCGCAGCCACTTCCCAAGGGAAGATATGCTGCGTCTCTTTCACCGCTTCCAGCTCACTTTGTGGTTATTTAACAATCGAATATGACGTCACATTCATGTACCCCGAGCTCGAAACGGGCTATTCCGGCCAACAGTATGAACCATCAACCGCTAACGTCCCAATTCTAGGTCCAAATAGCAATATAATTGCTGCTCCCAGTTGGTCGTCCGCGGCTGTGAAGGTGGCAGAAGTCGTTCTTAATGCCAATCTGACCGGGACTGTTAATGCAGCCGGCAGTGCTTTTGATTTCCCCACTGGTTCCACGCTCTACACTGCTTGGGATGGAGTAGCATGGTTACTATATGAGAACTTAGAACAAGCGCTCACCACAGTCAATCCCCTGCGCACAGTCGCGGGGTATGCAGCGCCTTTTGTTCTCAATTACTGGGTTCGTAGGTTAACTAAGGCCTAGTGGTTTAAATCGAATGAGTAGCAGGGGAGTCATGCCCCCGACGGAGTTAGGCGACCGTCCTCTGCCAGCTAGAATGTCACATTGAGAATTCGTCCATTGGAGGCGATGAAGGGAAAACATCTACCATACTAAACTGTGAACAACGACGGGTGGTATTTTTGGTATCCCTTTGTTTCTGCGGACATTAATCGTCGCCGCTAATGGGCCATGGAATTTGTGACCAAAGGAGGGTGGCAACACCTCCGCCCGCGGTTCCGGGTTTAGGGCGCCTTGCCAGCGCATTTTGCT